CAGGAAGAATTCCGTCAATATCTGGAGCGTTTGAACGCCCGTCTCGACGAGCGGATTAGGGAGATGAACGATGTCGCTTAGGGAAATTGTCGCAGACCTGCTGGAAGAATTCGAGCCGTACGGCGGTGCGATCCAGATGCACAACGCCGTCAAGGCCGGTCGGCCGCGCGTGCTGGCCGACCCGGAAGCAACCAACATGCTGATCGACGAGGGGCTCTATAACCGGCTGAAGCAGACCGGCAGCCGGCACCTCAAGGCGATGCGCTCGTGCGGTGCCAAGGTGGTTCGCGGGATCATGACAAAGGTCGTCGACGACAAGCCCATCCAGCTTGACATGTTCGAGCGGTTCGGACTGCGCCCGCGCTATGCGCTCGACATCGACGCCCGCGAACTGAAACGGACGGACTGGCTGACCCGCGCCGAGTGGCGCCGCATCATTGCGCTGCGTGAGGACCAGATGATCGCCGACGCGGCGCACCTGGAGAAATTGCGCGCCGCCGATCGTGAACTGACTCCCGCCTGGGACCTCAACCCGACCCTGCTGTTCGGGCAGGTCGCGGCACTCGTCGAGGCTGAGGGCGACTGATGGCCTTGATCCTCCCCGACAAGGACGAGCAGCTCGCCATGATGATGGAGTCGCGCCGCCGCGGCTTCCACGACGCGGTGCAGGAGCTGGCCTACCGGACGGACAACACGCCGCTGGGCATCCTCCACATGCTTCGCGACAAGGTCGATGACAGCCGCGACCCGAACGTCAGGATCACGCCGGATGAGTTGGCGTTCGTCCGGCGGCTGTCGGACTTCGACCTGATGATGTTCATCAGCGACGTCAGTTCGCACGGCTGGAAGTCGGCGCGCCGCACGCTGTGGCTGATCTGGGAACAGCCGGAATACCGCAAACAACAAAACGCAAAGGGAGGCCGGAGATGACAGGACTTGCGCCACCGCACGATCGGTGGGACGCTGACACAGCAAAGCCCGGTGCTGGAAACACCGGGCTGGCTGCCACGTCTGAGGGCGTGGAAATCACAGCGGATGTGCGCCGCCATGAGTCGCTAGAAGGACTCAAGGATTGCCGTTCTGCGCGCCGACGTCAAGGGCGCTCATGGCCGGTTCGCGTCCGCCCCCAAAAATGGAGGGCGTAGCGTGGCCTATAAGCTGCTTCAGAACATCATCGACACCACCGGCATTCCCGTCATGCAGAAGGCCGTGCTGGCCGTTCTGGCCCGGCATTCGCTTGAAGACGGGACCAACAAAAAATCTCCCAGTGTGCAGACGCTTGGCGACAAGGCCGGCATGTGCGCCAAGGCGGCGCGTGTGGCGCTGCGTGGCCTGGAAGAGGGCGGCTGGATCATCGCCCTTGGAAAGAAGTCCGGCGGGCGGAAGGTCACCACCCATTATTTGATCGTCGCGGGCCGGTTTGAACCGGACAAAACCCGGCATGACAGTCCGCCTTTCAACGAAGAAACCAGCCAAGAATCTCGGTACCACGTACCGCCTAACGGCCATGATCCTGCCTGTGAAACACGGCACGAGATGCCGTCTAACGAGGCCCAATCCTGTGAAACACGGTACGACAGTCCCTTAAACCCGGTACCACGTACCGCCGAAGAGGTTCTTGAAGAGAAAGTAAGTACAGAAGCTGAAGCTTCTGGCGCGGTCGCGCCGTCCGGGGGCACCGTCGTGGCTTTTCCGATGAGCGACAAGGCCCGGCTGTACGGCCCGGTGCTGGCCGGGCTGACGGCGAGGCTGCCGGACAAGGACCCGCGTGAGATCAGCGCCCAACTGTCGAGGGCGTTTTACAAGATCGATCCGCAGACGGCGCTCGACCTGGGAGCCATGGCCGCGGTCAAGGACGAGCCGTGGTCGTGGCTGTGCGCCGCTATCACCGCCCGCATCAAGCCCAAGCCGGTCGCCGGAGGTCGACCCATCGAAAGCGGGGCAGCGGAGTTTCTGGAACTCTTCGAGCGCAAGAAGGCGGAAATGGCATGACCAGAGACATCACGAGATCGAGTGGCGGTGCGCTGACCGAAGCGCCGAAGCTATCCCCCGAACTGCAGAAGATCCTGCAGCGGCGCAAGGTCGTGACGAGCTACGGCGGCGATGACGGCATGGCCGCAGGCGGCGCTGAGTTCCGGGACGGCGTGTGGGATGCCCCCGAATGGGTCGATGCCCGCGAAAGGGACGAGGCGCGCAAGGCTCATGCCGCTTTCGAGATGCAGTTGCGGCCGGTTACCGCTGAGCGGGTGCGCGAGTTCCTGCTGTTCCTGTGGAATTCCACCAAGCACCCGAACGACACCAACTGGGAAGCCGTCGCGGCGGTCTACCCGATGATGCTGGACGGCCACCCGTCATGGTGTTTCCGGCCGGAGCGGCTGAAGCTTGCCGCGCAGACCGCGTTCGACTGGTTTCCGAGTGTCCGTCAGCTCGCCGAATTCATGGAGCCTGACCGGCAGGCGATTTTGGAGCGGGTGAAGAACCTTGAGACGGTTGCGCGCTCGCCGACTGAACGGCAGGCCGGCGGTTCCGCCGCCGGGCGCGGCGAGTTCAAGTGGTCGAAGGAAGCGGCCGATGCCCACGGCCAGCGGCTGCGCGAGAAGGCCAACCTGGAGCGAGAGGAACTGGTCGAGATCATGCGGAAGCGGGACGAAGAGGCCGGGCGTCCTCCGGCAAACATGGCCGTGCCGCCCCGTGCCACGGGCGAGGATGACAAGGCTTACGTGGCCCGTCTGGTCGCTTACACCCGCGACCAGATCAGCCTCGGCGCCAAGGCGCGGCGGGCGGACGAGGAGCGATACCGCCGAGCCGCTGAACTGGACGAGGCCGCGAAGAAACCCGTCAGCCGACCGAAGACGCCGCCGCCAACCGGGGAGCAGACACGCGCGGCTTACGGCGCCACCGGCATCAAGCCGAAGGACGTTCGGGAGCCCGCCGGCGCGGAGGTGCCGTCATGAGCCCGCTGGTCTGGTACGTCTTCTGGCTGAGCTTCCTGTCGTCGCTGTACGAGCGGCGGCCATCGGCGCAGATCGTCGTCCTCGACGACTTTCGGCCGCCAACGGATCGGAGGGCGGCATGAACACTCGCCCCGGCATGTCCTGCACCGACAACGATCTCACCGACGTCGGCATGCACGCCGGCAGCGCCAACGACGACGGCGTGGACCCGTACAGCGCGGCGGACCTGATGGGGACGTCGCTGTGGCTGGACTACGTCGAGCGTTGGAACCCGCTGCGCTACGTGCCGGATCGCGGGCCCAGGGCGACGCGGAGGATGGCATGAGCATCGCCCAGCGCAACCGTGACCGGCAGGCGGCGCTCGCCGTGATGCACAAGGCTTACCGGACGTATGGCACGCGGTCATTTCTGGTCGACCGTGCCGGGCCGAACTGGACGCCGCTGCACGACGCCGAGAGGCTCGGCTGGTGCTGGTTCCAGGACAACCGCTGTGCCTTCACGCCGGACGGCATGCGCGAGCTGGAGCCGTACCGCAAGACCGAGCCGAAGCCGGCGGTCGTGTGGATCTGCCCGGTGTGCCTCGACACGGTCGAGCAGGCGGAGGGCGAAACCGGGCTGCCCGAACAGCCGCACTGCCCGACCTGCCGCGACCTGACGCGCGAGCGGATCGAGGAGCTGCTGACCGAGCAGTCGCTAAGCAAGCTTAGCGACGTGCAGGCGGCAGCATCGCGGAGGACGGCATGACCGAGCGGACGGTGACGGCCGAGAGCGTGCGTCTCAGCCGCGCCCACCAGGATGCGGCCACGCTGGCAGCCGAGGTGCAGGAGCGGGCCAGGATGGCGCGGATCGAGGCGGCCGAGCTGCGCGTCCATCGCACCCTGCAGGCGCTGGGCTTGATACTGGCGGGGCTCTGGCTGATCGGGCTGGCGGTGCTGATTGCGATGGAGGTGATGTTTTGAAGGCCGAAGAGCAACTGCAACGCGCCGTCTGCGCACTGCTGGCGATCTACGAAGCGCGCGGACTGCTGGCATTCTGTCACGTGCCAAACGGCGGGTACAGGACGCCAGCACAGGCCGGGGCGTTCAAGGCGATGGGCGTGCGCTCGGGCGTGCCGGATCTGATCATCTGGACCGGCAGCGGCCACAGCTTCGGCATCGAACTGAAGGGGCCGAAGGGCAAGCCATCCGACGCGCAGATCTTGTGGAAGTCGACGCTGGAGTCGCTCGGGCATCGCGTCTACGTCGCATGGTCGTTGCAGGAAGTCGAGGCGGCCTTGAGGCTGGAACGCGTGCCGCCGATCGGCAAATTGATGGAGGCCGCCGAGTGAAGAGCCAGCACCAGCCCGTCCAGCGCGTCGTCATCGACGTCAACCTGCTCAAGGTTTTCGAGGAATATCTCGGCGACCGGCCAAAAAGCGACAAGCGGGCGCTCGACCTGCACGATCGCGTCGTCACGCTGCTGACGGCGCTGGGGGCGCTTTGAGCGACCGCGACGAGGACCTCGCCGCCTGCATGGCGCTCCGCCGCTCGCTCGTCAGCGACGACCGCCAGCGGCACAATCGCGTGGTCGTGGAAAAGCTCAGCGATGGATTTGGGAGCCGCGCGAGGGTCCAGTCGGCATTGGAGCGGTACGAGCGGCGCGGCCAGTTGACGTCCAGGCAGGCCAGGGCCGGCCAGCGCATCTACGAGGCGTACGCGCTCGGCGTCGTCGGCGCGCGCAACGGCGACGCGACCGGCAACGGCAGCGATCCGTCCGGCTACACCGACGCGCAGATCGCCATGGCGCAGGAATACCGGCTGATCCGCGATGCCGTGGGCGGACGGCTATGGTCTTTGACGTTTTCCGTGTGCTGCGAAGATTTTTCTTGCGCCCGGTGGGCAAACGAGAGGGGCGGCGGCATGCATCCAAACGGTGCGCTCTGCCTGCTCCGTGTGGCGCTTGATATCGCAGGGGATGCTTTGGGGGATGTCTGAGGGCTACGCCGTTTGCGTTAAAATTAACTGTTGCGTCGTTATCATTAACGACGCATAGTCTGTCTCAAGGAAGCAACGCAGACAGACGGAGCCAAAAATGGACGTTCTCGCACTTCTCCCTGGTACCAGCTTCGTGATTGATGCCCTGGACCGCACCGCCGAAAAATTTGCAGCCGACCCGGTCAGCGAGTACTGGCGCGACGAGCTTTGCGCCGAGGTCATGGACGCCGCCTGCTTCATGCGCCGCCTTCGGAAATTCCCCGCCGACCAGAACGCCGTCGCCGCAGTCAGCCGGATCGAACAGGCAATGGACCGGGCAGCCGAGGTATTCGACCGGGCTTCAGGCAGGGTAGTTTGATGACCGACCGCACCAACCTGAAGCGGCAGCGCGAGCAGATCCAACGCGAGCGCGCTGCCGGCATCATCCGGGTCACGGTTCGGATACCCGAAGAGCGCAAAGCGGAACTGCTGAAGATCGTCACCGAGTGGAAAGAGACGGCGCCAGATGACCGGAACCACTGACCCAGGCCAGATCGACCTGCGCGAGCAAATCGCCCGCATCGACCGAATGCGTGACGAAAGCGACAAGTTCCGCGCCGAACAGCGCAAGCTGATATCCGAGGCGGCGAAATTCGACCGTGACAGACGGCTTGCTCCGCTGCTCGCCGTGGTTACCATGGTCGCGGCGATCACAGCGGCGGCGGCAGCGGTCACGGCAGCAACAGCGGCAATCATCAACCTGCTGAAATAAACGCTGACGTTGCAAGCCTGTTGACATGCATCATGCTGATGTGCGATTGAGGATTATGCGTCGCGTAGTGACGATGCAGCAAGCAACCGGCCGGGGAAACCCGCGCCGGTTTTCGCATATCTGGAGCCCATGTTCGATCAGATCGCCAAGAGGACCGCAGACTGGACCGGCCGACCGGCCGCCTTCTGTCTCGCGCTGGCGGTCATTGTCGTGTGGGCGCTGACCGGGCCGCTGTTCGGCTACTCCGACACGTGGCAGCTGATCATCAATACCGGGACAACCATCGTCACGTTCCTCATGGTCTTCCTGATCCAGGCGACACAAAACCGGGACACCATTGCGCTCCACGTCAAGCTGGACGGTCTGATCGCCGGCTGCTCGACCACGAGCAACACGCTGCTTGACCTTGAGGACCGGCCGCGCGCCGAGGTCGACGCCGCCAAGCGGCAAATCGTCGAAGGCGAGCCCTGGAGCTGATGGCAAACACAACAATCCGGACACCTGAAAACAGGACGCGCGTTTTGCGTGTGCTGGCGGAAGGCGGAAGCATGACGCTCGCCGCTCAGGGCGCTGGCTTCAGCCGCGACGCACTTTACTGCTGGAAGAACGATGACGAGGCGTTCGCCGCCGAATGCCTGGATGCCATCGAACAGGGCACCGACCGGCTGGAAGATGAGGCAATCCGCCGCGCCGTCCAGGGCGGTAGCGACACGATGCTGATCTTCATGCTGAAGGGCCGCCGCCGCGACAAGTGGGGCGACAAGCAGACGATCACCCACTCCGGCGAAATCCTGACCAAAGAAGCCCGTGATGCCAGCGTCAGCGCAGCGCTCACAGCCGACCGCTGAGGACTTCGCGTTCTCGCGACTGGCGGCGTTCAGCGCCATGCTGCATCCGGAGATGCCGCCGGCTGCCCACCATCGCCTGCTGTGCCGCAAGTTGGAAGCGGTCGAGCGTGGCGAGATCAAGCGCCTGATGGTCTTCATGCCGCCGGGGTCAGCCAAAAGCCATTACGCCAACGTCGTCTTTTCGGCGTGGTATGTCGGGCGCAACCCAAAAGCTGCCCTGCTGGTCTGCTCGGCATCGTCGGAACTGGCCGGGCAATGGGGCCGCCGGGTCCGCAATCTGGCGCAGGATCCGCTCTATCGCCGCATCTTCGGCACCGGGCTCGCCAACGACAACGCGGCGGCGGATCGGTGGGCGACGGATCAGGGCGGCCAGTATTACGCGGCTGGCGTCGGCTCCAATATCGTCGGGCGGCGCGCAGACCTCGCCATCCTCGATGATCCGGTCGCCGACCGCGAGCATGCCGAGAGCGAAGCTGAGCGCGACAAGCTGTGGACATGGTACCGCTGGGACTTCTGGACTCGGCTCAAGCCCGGCGCCGCAGTGATCCTGATCATGACACGCTGGCATGAGTTGGACTTGGCAGGGCTTTTGTTGGAGGATGCGCGCCAGGGCGGCGAGCCGTGGGAAGTGATCAGCCTGCCGGCAATGGCCGAGACTGACGACCCGCTCGGCAGGGCGCCCGGCGAGCCGCTGTGGCCCGAGTGGTTCCGCTCCAGCCAGTTCGAAGAGGCGAAGCGCGATCCCCGGCGCTGGAGCGCGCTCTACCAGCAGCGGCCAGTTCCCGAAGAGGGGGACTACTTCAAAGCCGAGTGGTTCCGCTACTTCAGCGATCCGCCCGCCCGCAGCACGCTGCAGATCTACGGCGCATCGGATTATGCCGTGACGGCGGACGGCGGCGACTGGACGGTGCACGTGGTCGCTGGCGTCGATCCGGATGACAATTTGTACGTGCTGGACATGTGGCGGCAGCGCACCGCGTCGGATCGGTGGGTGGAAGCACTGCTCGATCTGGCCGACCAGTGGCGGCCGATGGATTGGGCGGAGGAGCAGGGCCAAATCCTCAAATCCATCGGGCCGTTCCTGGAGCAGCGCGCCAACGAGCGCCGGGTCTACTTCAGCCGGCAGCAGTTTGTCAGCGTGCGCGACAAGGCGACCCGCGCCCAATCGATCCGCGCCCGCATGGCGATGGGCAAGGTCTACCTGCCGCGCAACGCGCCGTGGACGACGGACCTCGTCAGCGAGCTGCTGAGCTTTCCCGCCGGCAAGCATGACGACATGGTCGACGCCTGCGCCCTGCTCGGCCGGCTGCTTGACGACATGGTCGCGGGCTCGCGGCCCGCCAAGCCCAAGGCGCCGGTCGACCGCTGGGCGCGGACGTTCGGGCGCTCCGATGACGCAGACAGTTGGAAGGTAGCCTAAATGTCAGCAACCGTTCTTGTTAGCGGCACCTTCACGGCGACCGGCCAAAGCAGCTCGTTCCGCCCCATCGGCAAGTTCAACGTGGTCCTGCGCGGGACATTCGTCGCGACCGTTACGATTGATCGCTCGTTCGACGGCGGCAGCACCTGGGGCACGATCAGCCGCGACTCCGCCGGCACATCTGCCTCCTATACGGCGCCGGCCGGCCTGATCTGCGAGGAGGTTGAGGGCGACACGCTGTACCGCCTCAACTGCACCGCCTACACGTCCGGCACCGTAACGTACCGCGCGAGCCAATAGCGTGAGCCTCGTTACGGCCCCCGTGCGGGGCTGCGTGCAGGGCGTGGCCTCTGCCCCCGTGGTCAGTGCCGGCGGCACCCCGTTCAGCCCGACGCTTGACTACAATTACATCTCGACCATGGCGCTGGGCGGCCTGGAAACGTTCACGCGGGCGAGCACGGGCTGGTACTTCAACAGCAGCGGCGTTCTGACCAGTGCGGCGACCAATGCCGCCCGCTTCGACTACGATCCCAGCACGGCCCGGACCAATCTGGCGCTCCGCTCGGCCGCCCAGGACAACAGCGGGGTCTGGACGGCGGCACAGATCACCGTCACCGCCGATGCCGTGACGGCGCCCGACGGCACCCTGACCGGCGACACCTTCACGGAAAACTCGGGCAGTACCAGCCGGGGCACGGCGCAGAACGTCACCATCGCGACCAATGTCACCCAGACATTCTCGGTCTACGCCAAGGCCGGAACGAGAAGCTGGCTCCGCCTGATGCTCAACACGGGGTCGGACTCGGTGATCGGCTGGTTCAACTTGGGCAGTGGCGTGGTCGGCTCGACGCAGACCGAGGGCACCGGGGCCAGCCCAACCGTCGCCATCTCGGACGCCGGCAGTGGCTGGTACCGCTGCGCCCTGACCGGCATTCCTGCCTCTGCCGACAGCGGCACCATCGGCGCGTTTATTCGCATGGCGACGGCGGATAATGAGTTCAGTTACCAAGGCAACGGGGCTGGCGCGCTGCACGTCTGGGGCGCCCAGCTTGAGCTTGGCAGCAGCGCCACCGCCTACATCGCGACAGCCGCCAGCGCCGTCACCGTCTGCACGGCGCGCGGTTTGTTGATGGAGGAGGCCAGAACCAACCTGTTCCTGAACTCCGCCACGGGGGTCACGCAGAGCTGCACCGTCACGGCGGCGGCCCACACGCTGTCATTCTGGGGTACTGGGACAATCACCCTGACCGGCACCAGTACCGCCGGGCCGCTGGTCGGCACGGGTGCCGCCAACCGCGTCACGCTGACGTTTACCCCGACTGCCGGGAGCTTGACGCTGACAGTCTCCGGTTCCTGCACGAATGTGCAGTTGGAGCTGGGGTCCTTCGCCACATCCCCGATTGTCACGGTTGGATCGACGGTCACCCGCGCCGCCGACATCTGCACGATCACGCCGCTGGGAAGCTGGTTCACTGCGTCGGCCGGGACGCTACTCGGGGAATGGGTGGCGCGGGGCGTCAAGGCGACCGGCGTCCAGACCGTGGCGAGCATCGATGACGGCACCAACAGCCAGCGGGTCACGATATTTGAGACCAACAGTACCGGCATCACGCAGGCGTCGGTCGCGGCGACCACCACGATATTGACGGGCACCAGGGCCGCTGCACCAATCGCCCTGGCTACCGAGAAGATGGCAATCGCCTGGGATGCCTCATCCTCGCGCGCCACCCTGAACGGCGTTGTGATCGGTGCCGGCTCGGGCGGCGCTCCCGTCGTGACGCAGATGCGGATTGGTCACCGCACCACCGATCAGCTCAACGGCTGGGTGCGCCGGGTTGCCTACGCCCCGGCTCGCGCCGACAATACCGCTCTCCAGACGCTGACGACCTGACCCATGCCATACGATCCGATAGGCCACTCATCTGCCAGCGCGCGGGTTTGGAAAGCCACGCGCCCGCCCGTGAGCGGCACGACGGCACCACCGCCCGTCGTCGAGGACGATGCCGAGGATCTGGCGCGCTATGTCACCATGTTCGAAGAGTCGGAGGAAGCGACCAGCGACGAGCGGACGGCGTCGGAGAGGGACAGGGATTATTACGACAACAAGCAGTTGACCAGCGCGGAGAAAGCGGCGCTCGCAAGGAGAGGGCAGCCGGCAATTGTTATTAATAGGATCAAGCGCAAGATAGATTTTCTCAGAGGCGTCGAGCAGCAGCAGCGCACCGACCCCAAGGCGTTTCCAAGAAATCCGGCTGACGAGGATAGCGCCCACGCGGCCACCGATGCGCTGCGGTTTGTCGCCGACCAGTCGCGCTACGACACGGTGCGCTCGTCCGTCTGGGAAAACCTGCTAATCGAGGGCCTGGCGGGCGCGGAAGTCGTCGTCGAGATGCGCCGCGACCAGCCGGAAATCGTGATCCGGCAACTGCCGTGGGACCGGATCTTCCGCGATCCACATTCCAGGTCAGCCGACTGCAGCGATGGCAACTATCTGGGCATGGTCCTCTGGATGGACTGGGACGATGCCCGGCGCAAATGGCCGGATGCCGCCGACGACCTCGACGCCATGGTCTACCACAGCACCAGCGGCACCTACGAGGACCGGCCGGGCGACCGCATGTGGTGCGACGCCAAGCGTAAGCGGGTGCGGATCGTCCAGTTGTGGGAGAAGCGGGCCGAGGGCTGGCACTGGTGCACGTTTACCAGGGGCGTGCGCTTGGAGGGCGGGCCATCGCCGTACGTCGGCGAGGACGGGCAGCCGGAATGCCCGATTGTCCTGACCTCGGCCTATATCGACCGCGGCAACGCGCGGTACGGCGTGGTCCGCGAGATGATCGGGCCGCAAGATGAAATCAACAAACGGCGTTCAAAAGCGCTGCATTTACTGACGATGCGGCAGGTAATCGCCGACAAAGGCGCAGTAGATGACCCGGGAAGTGCGCGCGCTGAACTGGCAAAGCCGGACGGTTACCTTGAAGTCGCGCCCAATAAGCGGTTTGAAATCCAGCAGACCTCGGACCTTGCCGCCGGACAGTTCCAGCTTCTTCAGCACGCGACGGCTGAAATCGACAATATGGGCCCTAATGCGTCCATGGAGGGTAAAAGCCAGGCTTCACAGTCTGGCCGGGCAATCCAGGCGCAACAGCAGGGCGGCTATATCGAACTTGGTCCGATGCTGGACCGGCTGCGGCAGTTCAACATCGCCATATACCGCGCCGTCTGGAGCCGCGTCAGGCAGTTCTGGACCGAGGAAAAGGCGATCCGGGTAACGGACGACGAACGCAACATAAAGTTTATCCCGCTCAACAGGAAGATTACGGCCCGCGAGCAGTTCGCGCAGCAGCTTGAGCAGCAGGGTTTGCCACCCGAACAAATCCAGGCCGAGTTGCAGGCGATGGAGGGCGATCCACGCCTCGACATGGTCGTCGGCATCCAGAACAACGTCTGCGAAATGGACGTGGATATCATCGTCGACGACGCGCCCGACACGGTCACGATCCAGCACGAGCAGTACGAAATGCTGGTGCAGCTCGTCCAGGCGGGCATTCCGATCCCGCCAGATGTGCTGATCGAGGCATCGCAACTTCGCAACAAAGACGTGTTGCTCGAAAAGCTGCAGGGCGGCGGGCAGGACCCGCAGCAAGCCCAGGCGCAGGCCGAGCAGCAGCAGAAGGCGCAGGCGCTGTTGGATGCCGAACAGGAAGCCAAGGTGCGCAAGCTCAATGCCGAGGCGCAGCGGGCCGAGGTTGAGGCGCAGGCGCGCATGATCGAGGTGCAGACGCCGGAGCCGGGACCGGCACCGGCTGGACCCGAACCGGCTACGCCATTGGATCAGGCCGAACAGATCGCGGATATCGATTATACTAAGGCCAGGACGTACAAGACGCTGATCGACGCACACAAGCCGCAACCCGCCCCGCAGAACGCAGGGTTTCCGTCAGAATGATGGCCTCATTGAAGTGCCGTGCGCGCTTGCGTGTAGTCAATGTTTGCGACGCCCTTTCCGTCCCTTCGGGGGCGGCCTCATTGACGGAAAGCCCGGCTTCGGCCGGGTTTTTTGTTGGCTACTCGTCCGCCTCCGGCACCTCCGGGTACGTCGGCGGCGTCCAGTCCAGCGACACGGACTCCTCGATGACGCGCAGCAGATCCTTCATCGCGGCGTGGATGCCGGGGCGGAAGTCGGCCGGGCCGTTTTCCAGCCAGCGGTGCAGCAGATGATCCAGCGGCAGCGCCAGGACGGTGACGCACTCGACGTTTTCGAACACCTCGACGAACGGACCACCCTCCCCGTTGACGTCGGCGGTCATGGTCAGACAGCGGCTGATTTGGTCGAGATACTCGGCGGATGTGACCGTGATGCTGACGGCGGCGTCGGGACCAAGCGCGGCGCGCAGCGTGACGGTTTTCTCGCGGTCGTCGGACCATTCGAACTCGACGGGCATAGCTTCCTCCGGCTGCTGATGTAGCGCCGCACTTTACACATGAATTCGGCCAAGGGCGTCCCAGATCGGGGCGCCCTTCGTCGTTGGCGCCGCCGGCCATCAAAGGGCGCAGACGGAAACACCCGCCGCCGGGGTCACTCGGGCGTGACGACGAGGGCTGAGAGATGGAACTGAACGAGATCCTGAACAGCGGAGCGCAGAGCGATCCCGCACCGGCACCGGCACCAGAGCCGGCGCCAGCGGAACCGACTCCTGCGCCCGCGCCATCGGGCGAACCGCCCGCCCCTGAGCCGAAGGACGACCGCGCCCGCGACGAACACGGGCGCTTTGTCGGGAAGCCGCAGGGCGAGCAAGAGCCAGCGCCGCCGGCTGGACGACAGGACCACGGGCCGATCCCCATTCAAGCCCTTCTGGACGAACGGGAACGCAGGCAAAAGGCGGAGCGGGAGCGGGATGAGTGGCGCCAACGTGCGGCACCACCTCCCGCCCCACCCGTGCGGCCGGACGTGTTCGCCGATCCGGATGGCGCATTCAGCCATATCGAGCAGCAGGTGTCCGAACAGGTCACCCGCGCCCGGCTCGACATGAGCGTCATGATGGAGCAGGCGAGCAAGCCCGACTATGCGGACAAGGAAGCGGCATTCATCGAAGCGGTCAAGGCCAACCCGGCCCTGTACCAGCAGATGATGAGCGATCCGCACCCGGCCGGCTTCGCGTACAGAGTCGGGTCACAGGTCCTCGCCATGCGCGAGATCGGCGACCCGGCCGGCTACCGCGAACGCATCGAGCAGGAGCTGCGTGAGAAGCTGGAGGCGGAGTATGCCGCCAAGTACCAGCAAGTCATGCCGCCGGCTCCGCCACCCGCACCGCTGCCCGCTTTCCCGACCAGCTTGTCCACCGCCCGAGCCGCTGCGCCGCGCTCTCCAGCGCCGGCCTTCAGCGGCCCGCCCCCACTATCCGTGCTCGGCAATCCCGGCCTGAAGATGGGCTGAGCAGCCGAGCGCTTGACGGGATACCGCCATGGCTGACACGACAGTCGCCTCCGCTAATGCGGTCGCGCAATGGGACAGTGATTACTTTCTCGAATACATTCGGGGCAATCGCTTCAACCGTTACATGGGGACGGATGCGAATAGCATCATCCACCTCAATGAAACGCTGACCAACAAGCCGGGAACGCAGGTAACCATTCCGCTGATTACTCGGCTGCGCGGCCAGGGCGTCAGCGGAAACAGCGTTCTTGAAGGCCGCGAAGAACAATTGAGCAATTACGGCCACAAGATCACGACCAACGTTCTGCGGAATGGCGTCGTTATTGACTGGCTGGAAGAGCAAAAGTCTGAACTCGGCTTGCGCAATGCTGCCAAGGCCGCCCTGAAAATGTGGTCGATGGAAGACCTGCGCGGAGCGAATGGCAACGGTCGCGGCATCATCGATGCCTTCGGCTCATTCCGCAGCGGTGACACGATCACGAGCTATGCCAACACGTCGGAGACCGTCAAGGACGCCTATCTGGCGAGCAATTCCGACCGCTATTTGTTCGGTGCCGCCAAGTCCAACATTGCCAGCAACGACCACAGCGCGGCGCTGGCGAACGTGGACAGCACCAATGACAAGCTGATTTACCAGACCGTCAGCCTCGCCAAGCGCATCGCCAAGACCGCCGATCCGCACATCCGGCCCGTCCGCGTCAGTGAGGATGAGGAGTGGTATGTGATGTTCGCGCCGTCGCTGGCGTTCCGTGATTTGAAAACCAGCCTCGCGACCATCAACCAAAACGCTCAGGTCCGCGGCGACAACAACCCGCTGTTCCGTGACGGTGACCTGACGTACGACGGCGTGATCATCCGCGAAGTGCCGGAACTGCCGGTGGTGACTGGCGTGGGTGCGTCGAACATCGACGTGTCGGCGTCCTACCTGTGCGGCGCGCAGGCAATCGGCGTGGCCTGGGCGCAGCGCCCGGTGTCGAAGACGCAGGAGACGGACTACGAGTTCCGCCACGGCGTCGCCATCCAGGAAATGCGCGGTGTTGAGAAGCTGATCTTTAACAGCAAACAACATGGCATCGTGACTCTGTGGACGGCTGCGGTTGGCGATTAACAAGGAGGCGTAGTAATGGCAACGACTTATACTTCGAACTATGCTTCCAGCACTTACTTTGCTGCGGGGCACGGCTACGGCAACGACGTCAAGTTCGCCACCGGCAGCTATGCCATCACGGCCGCCTTGGTCATCAACGACGTCATCCAGATGGTCAAGGTACCGGCTGGTGCCGTCGTCTTTGACGTCCTGGTAGTGGTGCCGGATCTGGACAGCGGCGGCAGCCCGGCGATCACACTGGATGTCGGGTACGGCGGTGATCCCGATTACTGGGTGGCGGCCAGCACGGCGGGTCAGGCCGGCGGGCTGTTCCGCGCCACGGCGGCAACCGGCGTGCCGCTGGCGTTCACGGCCGAGGATACCATCGACATCCTGGTCAAGGCCGCGCCCGCCACCTCGGCGACGACTGGAACGCTGTATCTGACGGCGTTCTACTCGATGCCGTAAGAACGTAAACACGGAAATACGGAGATGCGGATTTCCGTGTCTCCGTAAACACGGAGGGGAATGAGTACCATGCCAAGCTACAAATGGACCGGATCGAACGAACAAGGGTACGTCACCCTGGGCGGCAAGCGGTTCGAGAAGGACCAGCCGGTTGAGGTCAGTGACGCGTCGCTCGGGGCCAAGCTCGACGGCAACGGCGAGTTTGAAAAGATCGGCGGCGACAGCGGCCAGCCCGATGCCCCGCTGTGGAACCCGCCGGGGTCGACCCCCTATGGCACCGGGCCGGGGTCGGGACCATTCCAGACCGTGTCGGAAGTCGTGGACGCCAACCCCAATCCGGACGCCGGCCAGAAGACGCAGGAGGAATTGGACGCGGAGCAGGCTGCGGCAGACGAGGCAGCGGATGCCGGGCCGGAGGAGCCTCCCGCCACCGACGAGGGGCCGAAGCGCAAGGGCAAGGCTCCGAAGGCTGACCAGGCGTAATGACCACTTACACCCTGGCGCAACTGCGCGACCGGGTGCTGAGCAAGCTCGGTGTCCTGTCGGGCACCGAGACTGCCACAGCCGAAGACGCGGCCCTGGTCGAGCAGGTTGCCACCAACGTTCACGCCATGCTGGACCGTGAGGTTTACGTGACGTGGGTGCTCAGCGCGATCCCCGACACGATCATGGAGCCGCTGACATACATCGTTGCCGCCCGCTGCGCTGACGACTTCGGCCTGCCCGACTCGCGCCGGGCCGAGTTGTGGACACTGCATGGTGCCGCCATGGGCGAGATCCGGACGCAGGTCCAGGCCGAAGAGAACGACGCTCCCGTGCGCGCGGTCTATTACTGATGACCATCACCCTCAGCCGCGAGCGGCACAACAGCGTCATGACCGCCGGTGACAGCGAGACGCTGGCCGGCACCGCCACCGACAGCGCCGGGGCCGCAATCGACCTGACCGGCGCCAGCATCGCTTACAGCCTGACGGACGGCACCAGCACGCTCGTTAGCAAAACCGGCAGCATCACGGTCGCGGCGTCGGGGACGTTCAGCGTCACGCTTGACCCGGCCGACACCTCCGGCCTGGAGGCTGGCACCTACTGGCACACGGCGCGGATCACGGCTGCCGGCGGCACCGTCACCACCACCCTGCGCGGCCGGATGCGGATTGCCCGGATCACCGCCACGAGTGCGGCCGGCGCCGTGGTTGGCGGCGACACCTGGGGCGAGCTGGATGGCCTGTGGAGCGACCTGTACGACACCTGGGGAGTCTTGTAGTGACAGACTGGTTCGCGATCCGGCCCAAGGACGTTTTTGGCGATCTGCTTCACCTCGACAATGACGGCGTTGGCATCACCAGCAGCCTGAAACAGATCGAGGACGGCCGGGGCGCCAACACCTGCCTGCAACTGTCCAACGACACCCTGAAGGTGACTGGCAATGTCACCGTCACCGGCACCGTGACGGCGGCCGGCTATGGGATCACGTCCCTGTATGACGGCACTCTGATCACGGCCACCGGCAGCACAACCGCGCGCACGCTGGCGGCGCGCTTCGCTGATGTCGTCAACGCACTCGATTACGGCGCGGTAGGCGACGGCACGACCAACAACACAACGGCCATTCAGGCAGCACTCGACACGGGTAAGTCGGTCTTTTTGCCGGACGGGGTGTACGTCATCGCAGGGTCGCTGACCATGACCTCCTCGGGTCAGGTCGTCTACGGGTCCGCGTCGGGCGGATCGGGCAGCGTCCTCAAATTCACCGGCGGCGGAAGTGCAACCGGCCTGACAATCGGGACGGCGGCGCCGGCCAGTGCCGTCACCAGCGTCGCGATCAGGGATCTGCAGATCCAGAACCTGGACCGCACCGGCATCAGCCTGTTTATCCAGAACGCGAGCCGGTTGGACATCGACTCCGTTACCTTCGCGACACCGTACAACGCTCTGGCTATTACGGACTGCAACACGGTGCGCCTCAACCGAATCAGCTTCGTGTCGGTGTCTGGCGCCTACGCGATCAAATGGTACGGCACTGGGGGCACCAAAAACGACATCCTGGTTCTTAACGAGGTCCAGTTCTCGCCCCTCAGCACGGGCGCATCGGGGCGGGCAACTGCCGTGCTGATTGACGGCTTCTCTCACACGCTCATCATCAACGGTTTCCGCGCGGTCAGGATGGGGCGCGGGCTGCACTTCACCGACAGCTATGCGGTTTCAGGGGAAAACCCGGAGCTGGTTTTCTCGAACGACATGGAAGTCGATTTTCCCGAATACGAAGCGATCCGCGTTGAGAGCGGCGAGAGCCTGCGGTTTGTGAACAGCTACTGTCACGGGTCGGAACTGGCGGACAACATCTACATCGGCGCGGCAGCCAAGCTTTTTGAATTCAATGGCGGCCCGATTACCGGCGCGGCACTCCACGGCGTCAACTGCCTCGGTAGCGAGGTTTACCTTCGCGGCACCATCGCCCGGAACTCGGTCGCGGTGTCCGGGGCGTGCAATGGGGTCGAGATCGGGGCCAGTGCCAGCTATGTCCGGATCGAGAACGGCGCAATCGGCCGGCGCGAGGCGCTGACCGGGCTGCAGGGCTACGGCGTCGCGATCCGCTCGGGGGCCACCAACGTCGCCGTCGTTGCGAATGACCTGACCGGCAATGCCACGGGGCCAGTCCTCGATGCCTCCGGCGTCGCCGGAACGACAACCGTCATCGGCAACGTTGGCACCACGTTGAATTGGGCGCACGGGCTGGTGTTCGACAACAGCACATCGACGCCCGCCATCTACCCGAAGACGACGGCAGCGCAGCTGGCGCTGCGGCTCAAGGCCATCGGCGATGACTACGTGTACGTGAGTAACGGCAACGGCGACTCCCTGACGGTCGGGGCGTCCACGGCCACTCTGGTCAACCATTTTCGCATTGCGGGGTCTGCGGCCAGCAGTGCGCCGCAGATGCTCGCGGAGGGCACGGACACCAATATTGATGTCAGGCTGACGCCGAAGGGCACGGGCAACGTTCGCTTCGGCACGCTGACGGCGACTGCCGACGCCCCGATCACCGGGTACATCGAAATCAAGAGTGCCACGGATGGCACGGTTCGCAAACTGGCGGTGATCGCGTGACCGACTGGAACACCCTGCGGCCGAGAAACACGTTCGGCGATCTGCTTCACCTCGACAATGGTGGTTCCGGGGTGACCGGCACTCTGGCGCGCGTCGAGGACGGTCACGGCGGCGACACTTGCCTGGAGGTGTCGACGGCCGCCGCCCGCATCACCGGCGACCTGACGGTCAGCGGCACCATCACAGGAGCTGCCGTTACCAGCTCGGTCACGGCGACCGGCAGTCTGACCTCGCGCAGCCTGGCGGATCGCTTCGCCGTCGAGTTGATGCCCGAGGATTTCGGAGCATTGGGCGATGGGACGACCAGCGACAGCGCGGCTTTTGCGTTGGCATTTGCCGCACTCGGCAGCCGGGGCGGTGTCATCAAGCTGGGCCGCAAAACCTACTATCTCGCCACCACCTTGACCATGACCAATAATGCCTCGCTGGTCGGGCAATCCATGGCGCCGGGCGAGGACCGGATCGCGCGCGATTACCGCTCTGACGGCACCGTGATCAAGCTCAACAGTGCCGCGACGATCATCCCGGCGCAAAATTCCTGCATCGCCAACATGACGATCATCCGGAGTGATATCGGCTCACCGCCGACCGATGCCACCGAAGCATCTGCCGCCATCGCCGCTTTCGCCGGCACCGCGATCACCGCGGGCACGCCGAGCGCGCCTGTGTGGCACAATGACGTGTTCTGCGACAACCTGATGATCATCGGCTTTGCCCAAGCCATCAGCAGCACCGGTAACGAGCGGTTCCGGTGCCGGCGGGTGTTCGGCGACTGCACCAACGGCATTTCGCTGTCCAACGTCACGGACATCGCGATCCTGGAGGATTGCCATTTCTGGCCGTTCTACACCACGCACCGGAACTTCACGACCAACGCCAACCTCACACGGTCGGGCACCGCGTACCAATTCGCCAGCACGGGCGACTGGTCGATCATGGTCAACTGCTTCGCGTACGGCTACGCGGTCAGTTTCGACCTCAATGCCGTCTTCCACTGCCGCCTGACCAACTGCGGCGCCGATTACGTCGGGGCTCTGGCGTCAACGTCGATTGGCTACAAGCTGGTGAACTGCGGCGACACCATCCTCCAGGGGTGCGACGCCGCGGCGCAGGGCACCGGCATCCAGGTTGACGTCGGCGGTGCCGTCTCGCGGCCTGACGTGACCATCACCGGCTGCAACATTTGGGACTGTGACACGGCCTACCTGTCAGTCGTCAGCGGCAACGCCACGATCACCGGCAACCTGTTCTCAGCCGGGACGGGACCTCTGGCGACGCCAGTGTTGAGCGTCGGAGCGTCTGCGGGATATGTCAGCGCGGTCGGCAATATCTTTCGCAATGTCACCGTGCCAACCAGTATCAATGCCGCAGCACTCGGGACATATCAGGGTTGGGCGAACCAGTTTGATGGGGGCACCCCTTCGGTCAGCCATCGGTCAACCGGCGCTGCGGAATTCGTCTCCAACGTGGGGGATGCCTCGTTCAGCCTGACCTCGGCCAGCGCGTCTGGTGAAGGCTACAACCTGGTTGCCCGGAACTCGACGGGAACGGTGTCCGTGCCCGCGCTGCTGGGTGCCAGCGGCAACATGCTGGACCTGTTCGGGCGCGGCCATGACGGCACAGCCTACCGGGACTCCTGCCTGATCCGGTTCCAGGCTGATGGCACGCCAGCCGCAGGATCAATGCCGGGGATGTTGCGGTTCTACACCACACCGTCAGCGTCGACCACGGTCGCCGAACGGTTGCGCATCGATGCGACCGGGACAACCCGCCCTGGAGCGGACAACACCTATACGCTGGGGTCGAGCTCGTTCCGCTGGTCCAATTTCTATTCGGTCCTGGGGACGTTTTCGGGCAACGTCGGCGTTGGCACTGGGGGAAATGACCCGGTACAGCTTGACGGGACACGCGGCTACGTCTCTGTGCGCGGGTCAACCAACCAGGGCGTTATCGAGGTTTCGACGGCCCAGGCTGATGCGGACGCTGTTGTTCTGGGGCAGTTTGCCGCATCGGATGTCAACTCCGTGGCGGCTGACAAGCGGGCCGGCATCGCGTTCTTCTCCCTCGAAGGGACGACAGCGACCAATCGCGGCGGGCGGTTTTCCGTCTCGACCAAGACCGATGCCGCGAGCGGCCTGACCGAGCGGTTTCGGGTGGACGCCAAGGGCAACGCGATTGCGCCCTACAGCAGCGCCGCCATCGCGACCAATGCGACCAACGGATTTTTGTACATCCCGTCCTGCGCCGGAACCCCAACCGGCGCGCCGACCAGCTACACGGGACGCGTGCCGCTCGTCATGGATACAACAAATTCAAAGTTGTATTCCTATATCTCGGGATCTTGGAAATCGGTGACACTGGCATGACCGACGAGCCGCACTATCTCATCCCGGCCGCCATGCTCCACGGACTGCTCGCCTATCTCGGCCGCCGGCCGTATGCCGAGGTGGCGCAGGCCATGCGGGCGCTGGAACAACTGCAACTGGCGCCCGGTTCCGCCTCGGACCCCGAGGCCGATCAAGCCTCCCCGCCCGAGGAGGTGCCCTGATGGATCTTGAATTCGGCAAGCATAGTTACAGGCTGCGCAGCCTGCCGGCCAGCGCTCAAAGAGTTGTCAATTTATTCGCTGAGCAGGAGCCGGCCGACGCGGTAGCTCCGATCATCCTCAAGTCGACCGCCGGTCTGCGGTCCTGGGCGACGGTCGGTGACGGGCCGATCCGCGGCATGATCGTGATGAGCGATGTTTTGTACGTCGTCTCCGGCCAAGCGGTCTACAGCGTCACCGCCGGCGGCGTGGCAACCAGCCTGGGCGCGATCCCCGGAGCCGACCCGGTGACGTGTGCGACCAACGGGACGCAGATCATCGTTGTCACCAACCCCAACGCCTACATCGTCACATCCGCAAGCGTGGCGAGCCTGTCCGACACCGACTTTCCCGGCGCCGGCTCGGTCGATTACCTCGACGGCTACGGCATTTTCAACGATCCCGGCAGCGGGCAATTCTATGTCACGTCGCTGCTGGATTTCAGCAGCGTCGATGCTCTGGACTTCGCCAGCGCCGAGAGCAGCCCGGACAACATCGTCCGCGTGCTGGTCGATCACCGCGAGCTGTGGCTGTTCGGCGCGCACAGCGTCGAGATCTGGGTCAACACGGGTGCGGCAAATTTCCCCTTCGAGCGGCAACCGGGCAGCATCATGGAGATTGGCTGTCTGGCGCCGCTGTCCTGCTGCAAATTGGACAACACGGTCATGTGGCTGGCTGACGACGGGATCGTCTACCGGGCGCAGGGCTACGCGCCGAGCCGTATTTCCACGCACGCCATCGAGGAGGCGATTGCCGACGCCGATCAGGCCGACGCGGCGGCGGCGCGAGCGTCCGCCTTCACTCAGGATGGTCACGCCTTCTATGCGCTGAGCATTCCCAATACGGGAACGTTCGTCTATGACGCGGCCACCCAGCTCTGGCACGAGCGCTCCAGTTGGAACCGGACGACTTGGCGGGCCGGCTGCGTCGTGCGGGCGTACGGCATGCTGCTGGCCGGCGATGATACGACGGGTGCTGTCTATGAGCTTGATCCCGCGACATACACCGAGGGCGGTGATCCCCATATCCGCCTCGTTGACAGCCCGCCGATCCACGCAAGCGGCGCCTGGGCGTTTCAGAGTCGGCTGGAGGTGCTGATGGAAACCGGCGTCGGCACGAGCACCGGCCAGGGTTCAGCACCGCTCGCCATGCTCCAGGTGTCCGACGACGGCGGGCGCACTTACGGCAATGAGCGAACCTGCACCATCGGGCGCATTGGCGAGTTCCGCGCCCGAGCCAAATTTGATCGCCTGGGGCGGTTTCGCGAGAGAGTTCTACGACTATCGATAGCAGATCCGGTGCCAGTCACAATCTATGGCGCTACCGCTGAAATCGTCGGGGGAACGCTGTAATGCCGTCCATCCTGATCCCGCCGCCGAGGGTGCCGCTGACGGATGGCCGGGGCAGCGTCACGCTCGCGTGGTACTTATTTTTCTCGCAGTTCGGCCAACAGATGCAGGACGCCGTGGATACCGGCGCCGCGACATCGGCCAGCCTGGGCACCAGCGTCGCAGCCCTTCAGGCGGCCGACGATGATCTGTTCGCGGCCGACCGCGATCTGTTCATTGATGACGCCATGACGCCGGATCGCGGCAGTGAGGTTGCTGCCCTGACGGGCCGCGTCCGGGGCCTGGAAACCGACGTCTCATCCCTGCCCGATCCTGGCAGCCAGATTGCGGCCCTGGCGGCCCGGCTGACGGCGCTGGAAACCGACATCGCCACGATCCCCGACCGGGCCGCCGAGCTGGAGGCGATCCGCCGGCGGCTGCGGGATCTGGAAATCGACATCGCGACGAGAGGATTTTAAGCCATGGCGAGAGTTGCAAAGCGACTGATCGCGGGCTCACAGCTCACGACCAGCGCGGCGACATATTACACCGCGCCCGCGCTGACGCAGTGCATCATCCGCAAAATCTCCTGCACCAACACGACCGGCGGTGCTGTGACGGTGACGCTGTACCTGATCACATCCGGCGGCAGTGCGGGCGCTTCGAATACCATTGCCAGCGGCAAGAGTCTGGCGGCCGGCGAGACGTGGAGCAGTCCGGACGTTGAAGGCCAAGTGCTGGAGGCGGGCGGATTTCTGCAAGCGCTGGCTTCTTCCGGCACCAGCATAACGATCATCGGCAGCGGAATTGAGATCACGTAGATGAAAGAGTCAGATGCCTTAAAGCTCTGGTGCCCGTTCGTCGCCATCGTGGCGCCCGGCACCGCCGCCGCCGTCAACCGGCTGAGCAGCCGGGACGATGATTGCAACTGCATCGCAACACGCTGCGCCGTTTGGTTAGGGACAGCCGCCGACGGGCGCTGTGGGCTTACACAGGCGAAATGACGGGGACATGAGACACTTCCAACTGCTTGCATCCGGCCTGGACGTGCAGCCGCTCCTGCACGCGATCCAGCGGCAGCCGGGCTTGTGGAACCGGCATAAATTTCGCACTTCCTACGAGCATACGCCGCACAGCGCGGTCGATGACATCTGGCTGCGCTATTCCCCGGATCAGGCAGAGTTCAGCGATGTCCAGAACGATACCGCGCCGATCTGGCACGATGAGGCTAGAAGCCTGCCACAAGCCCGCCCGTTGGTTCTGTCGGTGATGGGCTACCTGGGCGCCTATTCGCTGGAACGGCTGCTGGTGACGCGCCTGGCGCCCGGCCGAAGCATATTGCCGCACGCCGATACTGACGGTGCCTACGGCAACATGCCGGACATCGCGCGCTATCATGTCGTGCTCCAGGGCCTGCCGGGCAGCCTGTTTCATTGCGGCGAAGAAACCGTGCAGATGCAGACCGGCGAGCTGTGGTGGTTCGACGCTTACACGAGTCACGCGGTAGACAATCGATCCGCCGACGACCGGATACACCTGCTGGTGGATTGCCGCATTTGGACATGATCGCGATTGCCGCCGAGCCGTGGGAAGACTGCCGCGACGAGGTCATGACCTACTGGCCGGCGCACTGGGAAGAGGTCGCGCTCGATAAGGACCGGGTGCCGCTCGACCCCAACGTCGCGGACTACGACCGCAAGGCGCTCGCCGGATCGCTGCACGTCGTGACCGTCCGGCGGGCCGGCGAGCTGGTCGGTTACCACATCACCATCGTCAGCCCGCACCTGCATTACAAAAGCACGCTGTGCGGCTTCGTCGATGTTTACTGGCTGCGCCCGGATTGCCGGCAGGGCTGGACCGGCGTCAACCTGTTCCGTGAAGTCGAGCGCTCGCTCCGCGCCCGCGGCGTGGTCAAGGTCTACAGCGGCACAAAGAAGCATCTCGACGCCGGGGCGATCTTCGAGCATCTCGGCTGGACCGAAGCGGAACGACTCTTCACCAAGACATTGGGGAAATAACCATGGTCGCAGCAGCAATTGCGGCATCGGCTGTTGTCGGCGCCGGGGCGAGTATCGCGGCCAGTAAATCGGCCAGCAGCGCCGCCAAGAAAAGCGCGCGGACTGCGTCAGATACAGCAGCAAGTGACCGTGACCTGCAATGGGACATGTACAACCAGCAGCGCGAGGATTTCGATAAATACTACGGCAAAGGCCGCGACGACCTCGGCGCAGGCTACAATCTCGCGACCGGCACGCTGCAGCCCTTTACGCAGTACGGCGGGGCCGCCACGGGCCGGCTGGCGGCGCTGTCGGGGCTCAACGGCGGCAATGAGCAGGCGTTCGCGTTGGCGCAAGATCCGGGATATCAATTCCGCATGAACCAGGGCGTTGCTGCGCTTGACCGCTCGGCAGCCGGGCGCGGATTGCTGCTGAGCGGCGCGCAGACCAAAGCCTTGAACGATTACGGCCAGGGCATGGCGTCGAGCGAACTGAGCAACGCCTACAACCGGGTGGCCGGCATCGCCGACGCGGCGCGCGGGGCGGCGGGCAATCTGGCAACGCTGCAGAGCGGGCGCGGCACGGCGCTGGCTAATCTGGCGACCGGGCAGGCGACGCAAAATGCCAACTTGATGACGAACACGACCAACGCTCTGACAAATATCAACCAGACCAATGCGCAGCAGCAGATCGCGGCACAGCAGGCAATCGGGCAGGCCAGGGGCAGTGCGTACACCGGCGTGGCAAATGCCGTGAACAGCGGCGTGTCCAACGGGCTGTTCTACTACGGGCTGAAGAATGGGATGTTTGGCAACATGGCGCAGGGGGGCATGCAGTGAGCAACAGCATTCAGTACCTCGACCTGCCTGGCATCTTCGGCGCCATTCAGCAGATCCAGGGCGGCCAGCAAAAAAGCCGTCTGCTCGACCTGCAGAGCCAGATGGAGCAGCAGAAGCTGACGACTGCCGCAGCCAAGCTCGGACGGCAGCAGGAGCTATTCGGCACCATCACGGACCCGAACGAGCGCAGGCTGGCCGAACTCGATCCCGAGGCTTACGCCAAGGCCAAGGCCGAGTCGCTCTATGGCAAGCCGGACCTGATGGCGGTGCCCAAAGGCGGCGGGGTCTATGACAAGCGCACCGGCCAAGTCGTTTTCAGCCAGCCGGACAACGACGTTTACTTCGGCGATACGCCGCCGGCCGCCCCGCCGTCTCCCAGCACCAACCTGCAACGGGCCGCACCGACGCCACAGCCTGCCGCAACCGCGCCGCCGGTTCCGGTCACGCCGGCCGGCGGGGCAGGATTTCCCGCCGCCATCAAGGCGGGCGAGAACACGACCGGCAACCCGGCCGCGCCCAATCCCAACAGCTCGGCGGTCGGGGATCACCAGTTCCTCGCCGGCACGTGGCTGGATGCGGTCAAGACGCACTACCCGGACATCGCCGCCGGGCGGACGGATGAGCAGATCCTCAAGCTTCGTGAAGACCCGATCATGTCGGCCAACATCACGAACCGCTATGCCGCCGACAATACGAAGGTGTTGCAGGGCGCCGGCTTCGAGGCGACGCCGACCAACCTTGCGATTGCGCACAGGTACGGGCCGACCGGGGCCGTTCGCATCCTGACGGCAGAGAAGGCCAACCCGAACACGCCGCTCGCGTCGGTCCTGTCTCCGGAAGCGCTGGCGGCCAATCCGGAGCTGAAAGACCTGACCATCGCGCAGGGCCGGGCGCGGCTGGAAGGCCACATGCAGGAAGCCGGCGGCGGCGGCACGCAGGGCAACTACGAGATCCGCTATGAGAAGGGCAAGCCGACCGAGTATCCCGGCAAGCCCGGCTATGTCGTCGCCAGGGAGAAGGGCACGGGGAGGATTGTGGCGGTTCCGGCGCCGAACGCCGGCCAGACGCAGGCCGACATCGACCGGGCCGAGAAGGACCGGCGCGATGCGGCGGACAAGGATGCCAGGACCCGGCGCGAGGCCGTCCGGACCATGACGACGGACGAGGTCGCGCAGCATGGCCTGCCGTCGGGGACCTTGGCGCAGATCGATGGCAACGGCAGGATTAGCATTCTCAAGCCGGTCGATCCCGCAGCCGCCAAGCCGACCAACGACCAGACGCTTGCCCATGGCTTCGCCAATCGCATGCAGGCGACCCTCGGCACCATCAACCAGTTGGAAGAGAAGGGCTGGAAGGGGCCGGGCTTTCTGGAGCGGAACGTCGGCGATCTGCCCGGCGGCAATTACGCCATGTCGGCCGAGTATCAGCAGTACGAGCGGGCCAAGCGCGATTTCATCAGCGCGATCCTGCGCAAAGAGTCGGGTGCTGCCATCGGCAAGGATGAGTACAGCAGCGCCGACAGGCAGTACTTCCCGCAGCCGGGCGACGACCCGGCCGCCCTGGCGGACAAGAAACGGGCGCGCGATCTGGCCGTTAGAAACATGCGCGAGGCCAGCGGGCCGCTCAACAAGCCGGCGGCAAATGCGGGAGACTTCGGCAAGATGACGCGGGATCAATTGCTGGCGGTTGACCCGGCCACCATGACGGCAGAGCAGAAAACGGCCTATCTGGCGGCGCTGAGGGCGCAGCCATGACCGGCGCGCCAGACGTGGACATGGAGATTGCTATCGCGCGCGAGCGCTTGCGGGTGTCTAAGACGGTGCCTGTTGGCGACTCCGTCGACCGGAAGACCGGGGCGCCGGTCGGCATACGCGCGGCGGTCGGGGCGGCCGAAACGGAGGCCGACCGGCTGACGACGCTCCGGCAGCACTTCCACGACGCGCAACCCTATGAGGACGGTAATTTCGTCTACACCGACCCGCGCACCGGGCGGCCGACGCTCTACAACGAGGAAAACCCGCGCGTCCTGGGTGTGCCGATCCCGACCATGGGCGACGTGATTTCGGTCGGGCCGGAGATATCCGAAATGCTCGGCGGCACGGCGGGCGGCCTGATGGCTTCTCCGACTGGCCCTGTTGGCACGGCTGCCGGCGTCGGCCTGGGCGCTGCGGCCGGGCGCGAGATTTACGGCAATCTGGCTCATTACCTGCTCGGCACGCAGGACACGCGCAGCCTGCCCGAACACGCCGCCGACACTGCGGTTACGGCGGGCGTCAATGCGGTGGCTCCGGCGGCGGCGGACAAGCTCATCAACGCCGGCAAGGCGGTGCTGGGGCCGGTCAAGACAGACGTGGTACAGGCGTTCAACCGGCTCGGCATCAAGCCGATGGCGGGCGCGATCACCGGGAACCGCAGCGTCCAGACCGCCGAGCAGGGGCTGTCGAACACACTTGGCGGCGCCGCTCCCATCGGCGAGGCCGTCGAGCGCAGTGTCGACGAAACCGGCGCTGCGGCGAAGAACATCGCAGAGCGGTTTTCACCGGGCGGCGTTCAGACCGTCGAGGAAGTCGGCGGCACCGTGCGGCAAGGGGCCAAGGATGCGGCCGAGCGCTTCGAGCAGCGGGCGGAGACGCTCTATCGGCGCGTCGGGCAACTCATCAACCCCAGCACACCGGCAGCCATCCCCAGCGCTTCGGCGCTGAAGGCGGAGATGCAGGCGCAGGTCGCCAAGGCTCCGGAAAGCCTTGGCCCGGTGCTGAACCCGATCATCGAGCGGATAGGCAGGCTGGAAACGGATGCCGCAGCCGGCATGCCGTTCGACGCCTTGCGGCAGGTCCGGAGCACCATTGGGCGCGAGCTGGGCGACCCGGTATTGGCCGGCGGCACGGGCGCGCAGAAAGACGCTCTGCGGGCGCTCTACGGCAAGCTGACGGAGGACATGTTCGCCACGGCGCGGGCCGCCGGACCCGACGCCGAGCGGGCGCTGACGGTGGCGGATCGATATTTCCGGTTCAACATGGGCCAGAACATCCCGGTGCTGGAGAAGATCACCAAGGCCGGGACAGATGGCGAGGTGCTGGCGCTGGCGCTGCGCGGATCAGAACGCGGCGGCCAGCAGATCATGAAGACCCGGCGCAACCTCCAGCCCGAGGAATGGGACGCCGTCGCCGGCACCGTGCTGGGGCGCCTCGGCCGCGCCACGCCGGGCCAGCAGGGGGCGTCTGAGTTGGGCCAGGAGGCGGCTGACTTCAGCATCAACACCTTCCTGACCAACTGGTCGAAGCTGTCCGTCGAGGCCAAGCAGGCGCTGTTCGGCGGCACCCGATACAAGGATCTGGCCGGGCCGCTCAACGATCTAGTCAAGGTGATCGGAGCACAGAAGGGATCGGCCAAGCTGGCGAACACCAGCGGCACGGCGCGCAGCATGGCGGTTCAGGGCGCCATCGGGGCGGCCGGAGCGTCTGGCGGTGCTGTGCTGAGCGGCGACGTTGAGGGCGCAGGATACGGCGGCCTGGGGATGTTGCTGGCAGGCACGGTCGGCGCGCGCTACTCGGCCAAACTGATCACCAGTCCGGCATTCGTCAACTGGCTGGCGCGCACCGCGCGGTCGACGCAGTCCAATCCGGCATCGCTCACGAGCGCGCTGGCGCGACTGCCCGGCATCGCCAACGTCGAGCCGGGGCTGCGGGACGCCATCGAGCAGTTCATGGGCAGCATCGGCGCTCCGCAATCCACCCCGCCACAGTCACCGCCACAATAGATTTCAGGAGCGTCCGCGATGCTGCGCTATAACCCGCCGTTCGAGACGGCGCTGGACGCTGCCGGCGTCACGCTGTCCGGTGCCAAGTTGTATTTCTACACGACCGGCACAACCACACCGGCGGCGACCTACTCCAACACGGGGCTGAGCGTTGCGAACGCCAACCCGGTGGTCGCCGATGCGGGCGGTCGGTTCAGCGATATCTTTCTGAACCCCAGCGTCATTTACAAAGCGGTTCTGAAAACCAGCGCCGATGTGATCGTCTGGACGGCCGACCCGATCAACAGCGCCGCTCTCGCAACCGCCGATCTGGCCGGGCTGGTCAAGGCGGCCAGCCTGTCGAGCAACGGTGCCGACCTGCAGGCGATCATGGACAAGCTGGCCGGCACCGTGACAGCGGCGTCGATCAGCAACACCATCTCCGACCAGCAGGCGATCACCGATAAGTTGGATTTCCTCCAGACCGGCACGGGCGCCGTGACCCGCTCGCTCGGAGCAAAGCTGCGCGATGTTGTGAGCATCAAGGATTTCGGCGCGCTGGGCGATGGCACGACCAACGACACGACGGCCTTCGTCACGGCGCTCACGGCGGTCGGGGCGGCCGGCGGCGGCGCGCTCTATGTGCCGGCGGGGCGGTATAAGCTGGTCTGCCCGGCCAATAACTACATCTCATTGATCAGCGTCGAGGGGATCACGGTCGCGGGTGCCGGCGACGGGGCGACCGAGCTTGAGATTTACACGACATCGACCTATGGCGAAGTGCTGCGGGTGTCGTCGGATAATTTTAGCTGGCGTGACATGACAATCCGCGCCAAGAACGACCACACGCTTGTTTGCGCCGGCATCGAGTGCGACGGCAATGAAAACGTGTCGTTCCAAAACCTGTCGCTGGTCAAGGATGCCGCCAGCACGGCGGATTATCTGCCGTTCAAAATGCTTGGCACGGGGGTTTTGACCGGGCTGGAGTTCGACTCCTGTCTGTTCGACGGCACCAGCTACGCGATCTGGTCGGCCAATACGCATACTGGCGTCACATATGCCACGCGGATCAGTAACTGTGAGTTTCGGGCACTGACGGGCGATGCCATTGCACTCAATCACCCGAGCGGAACCGGCGCGTGGCACGACATCACCATTGACGACTGTATGTTCAGGGATTTCGCGGGGGCTAGTTACGCCAGCGGCTTGGGCATCAGTATTGCCCGGTGCGCCGAGGTCATGATCAGCGGCTGCGTCTGGGAAGGCTACCCGTACGACGCCATTCACATCGAGGACCAGTCGCGCTTGATCACCATCACCGGCTGTTCGTTCGGCAAGTCGGGTTACACCCAGTACGCCGCGATCACGATCATGGGCGTCAGCGAACAGATCACCATCGAGGGCTGCCATTTCGACACGCATGCCGATCCGGTCGCCAGGACGACACCGTGCATCCTGATCACTGACGGCGGCGTGATGGCGTCGGGTGCGAGCGGTACGGCGACGGATGTTGTGATTACCGGCTGCCATTTTGACTTGCACGTCCATGCCTGCACTTCGGTCACGGCGACCGGCTACGGGGAATTTACCTTCAGCAACAACCGGGTTTATGGATCTGGCGTCTACGATCCGAGCAACGGCGGCATTACGGTCTGCAACGCAATCGGGCTGGATATCCACGATCAGTACAACATGGTTGTTTCGGGGAATAAGTTTGCGAAGCTCAAAGACGCGATCAAAGGCGTTCACGCGACCACGACAGGCGGCATGTACAGCCAGATCATCGGCAATCAATTCTACCAGTGCGAGGACGCGCTTGAGCTTCAGTCGCCGCAGCACCTCCTGATCAGCAACAACATGATGAGAGCCTGCGGTCGGCCGTGGGCGATCAGCCAGGGTGGTACTGCGAGCGCCGCCGGCTGCATGATGACCAACAACTATGCGGTCGGCTGCTATCAGGCGGGATCGATCGGCGGCACCTGGGCAACCGACAAGCGCTTTTTCTTCGGCAACGTCGATGATGCCGCCAGCTTGTCCGACCGGACCTACCCGGCATCGTATGCGGGCATCAACCACACGCCGATCTTCGCCAATGGTGTGCAGTTCAGCAGCGTGTTCATCACGCCGGGCGCGGGCGACGCCGGAACAGTGCGCTGGAACAGCGGCACAACGAAGCTTCAAGTTTGGTCCGGGGTCGCATGGGTTGATCTACATTAAAGATATGTAGAATGCTCCGGGCGCTGCTGCTGGCGCTGCTGGCTAGCTCGCTAGCTTGCTTGCCAGGCGGCTGCGCGGTTGAGGGGAGGGTGATCGAGATGCCTGTCGTGGATTTGAAGAGGGGTGACGTCGATCTGCTCTCGCGGCTGGTCTGGGCCGAGGCGAGGTCGGAAAGTTTTGAAGGCCAGTGCGCGGTCGTCTGGGTTGTGATCAACCGGCTGCGCCGTGAGTCCGGCCGGTTCCCGAAAACCATTGCGGGGATCGTCAAGGCTCCCTTTGCCTTCTCATGTTTCAACACTTCCGATCCGCAGTGCGCGCGGACCAAGACCATCGACGAGCGCGACACGGCATTCGTGGAGGCGACGTATGCGGTGACATCCGTGCTGACCGGGCGGGTAGAGGATCCGACTCTCGGCTCCGATCACTATTACCTGAGCCGGATGGCAAAACCACCGCCGTGGCGGAAGAGCATGAAGCTTATGGCGATCATCGGGGCGCACAGTTTTCTGTCTGAAAAGCTTTAGGCGCACTACCGTACAGACCCAACCCACAGTCTTAAGCAATATGACGTATGTCTGTGGGCTGGTTTCATTGCTCGGGTCGGGTCATGCGTCGCATCGTTCGGTGGTTTCGGGAGTCAATCCCGTGCTTGGTTGGCGGCTAGGCCGGTGTCGCATATCTGCCGGCAGTGGTCGCCGATGACCGACGAGGAGAAGGCTGACAGGCTGATCACTGCCGTGCTCAACAGCCTCGACACTTGGATCCAGCAGGTGGTCGAAATCGAAAGCGCGGCAATCCCGTTTACCGGGAATAAGCAGCGGGCTTTACATCTTCAGCGCAGCATGCTCGCCGCCAAGCAGACCTTGCGGAATATAGCCGGCCTGCCGGAGGAGTGAAGGGCGGAGGATCGCTCCCCCGCCCTATCCGGTCAGATGCGGGCTTCATGCGCGGGCGGCTGGCGGCGCGGCGGCCCTTCATCGCCGTTGGCCATGTCATCGACCTCCCCGAACATCTCGCGGGCCGCATCGAGCAACTCATCCTGGACAGGCTCGGGGGCCGGGGTCTGTTCGGCCAGCGGGGTCGCCAGGATCTGCACGATATCGGTCGGACTGCGGATCAGTCTGGGGCTCTTGATCTCCTTGTCCTGAACATACGCATTCCAGGCAACGATGACGGACTGAGCCAGCCCGATCATGGTCCGCTGCCGCTTGTTTTCGATGCGCTGGGCGAGCATCGTGGCGACCTTCGGAGGGTCGGTCTTCGTCAGGTTCTGGTCGTCCGCCGCGAGTGTCCAGAACGCCGTGGCGCGGTCGGGGTCAGAGTGAACCGTGTAGGTCCCGAGAGCCAGCAGCGGCGGCAGCAGCAGCGCCCGCCGGATCGTCGGTTCTGCCTGTTCCAGACAGGTCAAATACAGTTTCGCGGCGAGGTGGAACGCCTCCATGATGCTCAGGCGCTGATCCTTGCTTTTGCTGGCGAGCGCGTCGCGTACCCCGTGGTAAGTGAAGTTCCCGATGACGTAGGGGACGGCCCGCCCGTAGGCGTTCACCTCCGTGTCCGACATGTCGTAACGGTCGCTCAGGTTCATCGCGGCATAGGCGTCGACCCAGGTCCGGCTTAAGCCGCTGTCGTATGTGTTGTAGAGGCGGGCCAAGCCTTCTTCGTCGGCTACCGCCTGCCTGATGACAACGAGTTCCACTGGTTTGCCGTAGCTGACGACCGCCTCCAGCGTGTGCTGGCCGTTGACGAGGTGGGCGTGCCCGTCGAGAACGCCGAACTCGATCTGTGTGTACTTCCGGAACCTCCCCATGGCCATCTCGGAAGCCAGGAAGGCGACATGCCTCGGCCGCCGGCTGCGCTGACGCTTGAAGTGGTTCTTCTTCAGCCATTCGTCGGCCTGTTCCGGGGTGACGAGACCAACCTTGACATCAACACTATCAGTCATTGCACTTGTCCCTGTTGCGAAGTGAGGAAGTTTGTGCATAATAAGGGTACAATGCATACAGTTCTCAGGGGTTAATTCGGATGGGGATACGCCCGCAGTTCCTCCCTCCTCAAGCTGTCAGAGACCTTGGCGTCGAGCTGAACGGTGGCCGGGTCCACGGTTGGGCGGAAACCATGTCGGACATGCTCGACACGCCGATTGCGACGATCAAGGGCTGGGCGCAGCCGCGCACCAGCCGATCCGCCCGACCGATACCGGGGGCCGCCGCGAACCTGCTGATGCTCCTCGTGATCCTCAAGCGCGGCCGGGTATCGATTGAGGGTCTTTACGAGGCTTTGGATGTAGAAGCGAAGAAGTGGCTCGACGGGGGAAGGGAGGAGGAGCAATCTCACGATCAGTGAGATCACGCATCGTGAGATCACGCATCGTGAGATCACCAATTCGATGAGGAGGCAGCATGGACTTGGTTGAGAAAGAAAGGCGGCGGCTTGAAAGGCATCGCCTTTACCAGAGAAGGTATCGGCAAAAGCAAGCCGATAAGCCAAAGCCCCCGCCCCCGGTCCCGTGCCACATGCCACGGGAAATGCGCGAGCGGCTGGACTATCTGGTGATGGTGCATAAACCGCGGGGCGGACAGTCGGAATTTATGCGCCGGGCATTCGAGTTCTACGCGGCGCATTTGCTGGGGGTCGAGCCGCCGGTTGAAGCGGCGGGGCAGCAACCAGCCCAAGCCCCGGACCAGGCAGAGCCTGGCCGGATGGAAATCCCAACGGAACCGCCGCCTCCCGTCGAGGCCCCGGAGCAGATATCCGCCCAGGAAGAACCTCCCTTCCAGGAAGAGCCCTTCTGGCATGGATATGCCGTCGAGGCAATTCCAACGGCGGAACCGCCGCCTCCCGTTCGCGCCGTTGTCAGCAAGGATGAGAGGATCAGGGGGATTTCCGGAAAGCCCGTGCTGATACCGGAAACCCCAAAGATAAAGGTGCCGGGCCGCCGGGAGAAAGTCGAGAAGACCCTGATTGACGCCGAGAAGCGGGTGCCGGTGCGGATCGAGTTTACCCGGAAGCACCATCACATCCCGTGGGGTATGCGGCATATCATGTGGGACAACGGCCTGCAGCACCGGGGGAACATCTGGCGCGGACGTCTGACCCCGGACTATGCCGAAACCCTGCGTGAGCAGGTCGCCGAATTCGGCGGCACGCTGGAGATTACCGGCGGCCTGGGCGAGGCGCCGAAGTGGGGCACCGATTGGGGCGTCAGCAATCGCAAACAGAAACAACCTGAAACCACATGACGAGCCGGGGCGGTGCTGCAGCCGCCGCCGGCTCTGAACCCAAGCAGCCTGCTGAGGAGGCCGATGATGGATCTGAGCGCATATACCAAACCTGACCCCAACGATGACAGCCTGAAGGCGTACAACATCACCATCCTGGTGGGGCACGACATCGCGAAGCGCGAAGCGGTGATCACCTCGTACAGCATGGATGGTTTCCTGCTGGCCGGGCCGGACCTGTTCGATCTGCTCGACCGGCTGCCGGCCGAGATCGCGACGTGGTGGCACCGGACGATGGACTTCGAGGTGCTGGTGATCCCGACGTATTCGCCGCTGAAGCCCGGCGTGCGGGGCGTTGATGGCAGCTTCGTGGTCGTCCCGGTTCACGCGGTCGCGGCGGTGCTACGCGGCATGGAGCCGAAGCGGTGAAAGCGGCGCTCTATGTCCTGGGCGGCGTCGCGGCAATATTCGCCTTCGCTGGCGGGGTGATTTTGTCGGTCGAGCTGATGGGATGGCTGTTCGGAGAGGTCTGGGGGTTTGGCATCTGGGGCCTGACGCTGATGACGCTGGGCGGCGGCTACACCGGCTGGACGGTCTACCGGCTGCGGCATCATCGTCCAAAGTGAGTACTCCTTAACGCGAAACGGTCATTCTGTCAGGGCAGCGGGGCCAGGGTTCTGTCCGTCCCCTCGATGCACAGCACACTGCGCTGTGTCGGCCCACGCTGCTTTTGGACGGATGAATTTTGATGACCAAGTTATTTCGCCGGCTGGCAGATTTCGCGAAGACGCAGGGCACCCAGGCCAGCACGTGGCGCGGGCTGGTGATGATTGCGAGCGCGTGCGGGGCAACCCTCCGGCCCGACGTTTCGGCGGCGATCATCGCGCTCGGCATGGCGGTGAGCGGCGCGATCGGCGTCTTCGCGACCGATCCGGCTGTGCCGGCATCTCCGGCCGAGTAATCCACCATGTCCTTCTTTGGCGGCCTGGACAGCGTTGAGCGCGCGGACCTGTACGAACTGATCAACCTGCTGCTCGAACGGCTGGACGCTCAGCGCCGGCTGAACGAAGACCTGCTGCGGCAGCTCGAAGCCGAGCGTGAGCGGCTGCGGGTGCTGGAGCTGTTCCATTACGGGACCTGCTGAGCGTGGGCTCGATCAGGCGCCAGATGCTGAGCGATATGGCTGTGTGTAAGTTGTATCAGGAAGGCTTTTCTCGCGCGGAGATTGGCTGGAAGGCGCGCCTCTATGACTCCGAAATCCTGGTGATTTTGCGGAACAACGGCGTGCAGCTCCGCAGCAGCAGCGAGAGCCAGGCGATGGCACGGGCGCGCCGGCTGGAGCGAGAGCGGCTGCGCGCCAGGGATCGGTCGGCTCTCGCCGATCCGAGATGAGAACGACCTGTATCATTTCCGACGCCGCTATGACGTTGGTCTTGGTATCGTAATTTTTACGATACAGGACGACACCAACCGGCCGGTTGGTAAAATGTCTGCGCTTATTTCCCGTCGTTTCCGCTCTGGAAATACCTGTCGAGCGCTTTGCGCATGCCGCGCGCCATATCGAGCACCGGCTGGCTGGTCACCTCGCCGGCCGCGATCCGCGCCTCCAGATCCCGCAGGTGGCCGTCGAGCTCGCGGACGTGACGGTCGAGCTCGCGGACGCGACGCTCGAAGTCGTTGTTGCCGGTCATCTTCATCGCTCCTTAACCCGGCGCTGTCAGTCTGGCCGGGCTCCTGCTCGGAAGCTCCTGGACCCCTGCCGGCCATCGGCTAAGCTATCGGCTAAGCTTCGCTTAGTCCGAGGCTTAGCCGAGGTGAAGGCCCATCGCCCCGCGCGGTGGGTCTTTGCGTTTCAGCCCTCGGACCAACCCGCAGGGTTGGCCGATACGCGCACGCTGCTCATGTGGCCCAGGACGCCAAAGGCCGCCAGCAGCCACAGCACGACCGCGATCACAATCACGATGTTCAGGATCTTTTTGATGGTCGGGTCCATCGGAATATAGGTGTTCACCGCCCACAGCAGGACACCGACCACAATCAGCGTGACGACCAGAGATATCAAAGACACGGGCGGCATCCTTTCAGGACGGCAATGTTTGCAAAAATGCGCGGACAGCGGCGATCAGCTGGCGCTCGGCGGGACTGCCGTGGTGGAGCGCCGCGTCGTACAGGTCGGTCAAATGGATCGTGCGCAGGTGCGCCAGGCATTCGTCAATGCTGCGCATCTGGATCAGGTACGAGATCTTATCCATCACCGCGCTCCCGGCGTCGGGCGATCATGGCGTCCTTGGTCTTGCGGGCGTGCGCCGCGGCCTGGGCCGCCGTACGCGGGCCGGTATCGCGCATGGTGACGCCATGCTGGCGTAGGAGCCGGTAAATAGTCGAAGGCGTACAGCCGGCGGCGTCGGCCAGGATCGGGCCACTTTCGCCCGCGAGGTATCGCCTGACGATCACGTCGGCGCTCAGTCGGAGCGGTTTGCCGGGGTTTGAGCCGGGGGCGCGTACGGTGCCGCCTGCGGCGCGAACGATGGCGAGGACGGTGGTGCCGCAACAGCCGGCGCGATAGCCGATGCTGTCCGCGTCGAGTCCCGACGCATACATTGCGGCGATCTGCTCATCCGGGATCAGCCGGGATGACGGTCTACCTCGCCGATACGAAACCACATGTTTTACCCCTGCCAGATGCCCTGGCGGAGATTAACACATTAACCGCTAATGCCGTGGTATCGCACGGGTAGTGGGGCTTTGGGAGTAATCCGACGAGTCAATGCTGCACATGCGAACCGTATGCGAACTAAAGACGTCTCAATTACCGTGAAAAACTCCGCGTTACTGGTCGTGGTTCGACTAATTCTTCGGCATATTTGTTCGGAACCGTACCGACTGAGTGCAGATATACTTCTCCTGCGACCGCGAACGCGATTGCGACGAGTGCCCTGTTGTGCTGAACTGGATTATGACAAACCGGCGACGGTCTGGCACATCTGCAACCATCAGCCGGCTTACCGCATCGACCCGTTCCGTTCGCGACCGGACGCGACACGAGGGGCCGCAATTTGGTACTTGCGGTCGGTGGGATGCGGGTGTGAGATAGACGTACGGTTGAGGTTGGAGTGAAGTAAGTTCTCGACCCCGTTCGGGGTTGTAGTGAGCGGCAGCGCGTAACGCCCCTAATGGATTTTTGCGGGTCCTGGGTCAGAAGCGCCGCCGCACACCACCAAGCGACAAAACGCAGCAGGTATCCCGCCCGCTGCGGAGTCTAAACCCACACAAGGAGTCTCGCCTTGGTGCGTCTGGCCCAATATTCAGCGATAGAGCAGGCGCTTAGCAAGTCCTGTGATCATGAAATCTCGTTAATTTCCGAGGACGACCCATCGGCCTGTGCTGATGGATGCCAGCCAAAGAGTGCCGACCCAGCCGATCGGCATAGGGCGCGGGCTCTCGCTGTCTACATGGGGGCATACCTTGTCGCCGTCGTGCTCGGTTGGTGTCTGGTCGGTGTAGCTCTTGCAGTGTGGCTGCCATGAGCGCCGGCCGCTCCCAAATCCCGCCGTGCGGCGATCAGGTCTGGCGCTCGCGCCGGCTGCTCCGCACCGTCCTGCTCAGCAATCTGGCGCTCGACTGCGCGCTGGTCTGGCTGTTCCTGGCGGTGCTTCGATGACCGGGCCGTACAGACTCACCCGGCCGACCGCGCAGCCGTCCGGCCCTGGCATCCCGGCCTGCTACCGCAGCGATGCGACCGACGATGGCGCGGCCTGCCACCTGTGTTTCGAGCCGGACACACAGCAGGCGTTGCTCAGGGTCCACCCGAGTTGCGAACGCTGCGCCGCCGGGCAGTGGGCCGCCAAGCTCTTCTATGCACAATGGACACAGCCATGAGCGCCGCGCCGCAGCATTGCACCGCAGCGCGCGCCGTGGTAGAAGAGCGGCGGGCGGCAGGTCCCCATCAACGCAGTTACCTTGCCGGTGGCGCGTCTTTGGGGCCACGACCTGCCGTCCGACAACTGCCTGTTGTTCTACAGGTAGTCTCTGAGGTCAGCGGAAGTTCACTTCCCGCGTCGGCCGTCACCCGACGCGGGGTTTTTTCGCAACAGCGTTGCGCAATTAAGCGTTGCACGCCGACGCGGCCGGGCGCACGCTGCCTCCGCACAGCACGACGACTCCTCCTTGTTTATAGCGGTAACTCACTCGACCCCGCGGCGTTCCAGGGCCGCGGGGTTTCTTTGCGTGCGTCAGGCGGCGATGGGTTGCGCTTGACGGGCAGGCCTTACGCCGCCGTCCGCCGTCAGTTCCGCGCCCCGGTCGGCGAGCACGCGGGCGAGAACCGAAACAGTCGCCCGCCGCATCAATCCTTCCTCACGCTCAAACCGGCTGATCGTGTTCGGCGCGACCTCGGCGAGCTTGGCCAGCTCTTCGACCTTGATCCCGACAAGGGCGCGCGCCGCTCTCAACTGTCCTGGCGTCATTTTGCGTTCTTCGCTCCAAGTTGCTTTTTATCGCTTGCAACGTACCATATTGCAGTTCATATTGCTTGTCAGCACCAAAAGCGGCTGGCACCGCGAATGGTGCTGACGAGGGCAAACAAGATGCACGACACACAGCATTTTGGCCCAAACCAACTAAAAGGCAATGGGTCTATGACACATCCATCCATCATTCATCGCCGCGCCACGTGCGTTGGCGATCTGGCGACGACTTTCGCCCACATCGACGCCAGCCGCATGGAATACCTCGCCGGCATTCTTGAGCAGGCCGGCTGCCCCGGCACGGCCAGCTTGGCACGGCGCTGGGCGGAGGAATACGCGCAGCTCGCCGCGACGCTGAACGGCGAGCGCTCGGTTGGAGACGCCGCATGAGCGCGCGCACTCGGAACGAGGACGGGCGGACGCTCTATCAGGGCGTCTTCACCTGCCCGCACTGCGGCCACGAGAACGGCCACTGGTTCGGCCTGTCGTCCCAGCGTCCGGAGATCGTGCTCTGCGACAACGAGGACGGCGGCTGTGACACGTATTTCGCGGTGACGGCGATCATCGAGATCAACGTGGCCGTGACCGCGCACAAGGTCGGGGGCATCGAGCCGCGCGTCCACCCGCTCGACCAGGGCGTGCTGATCGACGACGAGGTGCAGTCATGAGCGCCACAAAGGAATGGCTGATGGATCAACCCGAGCACGATCTCGGTCTGCTGGCGGCCGAGAACGCGAACCTGCGCGACCTCGTCCGCCAGATGCTGGCGGCGTGCGAAGACGTGATGGCCGACCTCAACGACGAACAGAGCGACGCCTGGGTGCAGCCGACCGTCCGGTGGACGCTCCGCGCTGCGATGGACCGGGCGAAGGGAGCGGCGGAATGAAACAGGTCCCTTGGGACGTCTACTGGTCACTGTTCGCGGCGGGCCGGATCAAGTCCTTGGGCGGGCGCCAGCAGTGCCCGGTGCGCCAGACGCTGAGCCAGGGCGCCGCACCGCTGCGCGGTCAGCGTCTCGGCGAGATCACCGAATGGCTCGACCCGGCAGGATCGCTGCTGGCGCGCAAGGTCAAGGCCTGCGACGCGCTGGTGTGCTGGTTGAGGAGCGATCTGGCGGCCGAGGGCGAGGCGATCGTCGCGGCCGAGGCGGCGGCCAAGGATCGCACGATCGGACACGTCCTGGCGTGGCGCGACCGCACCGACGCCGGGAACGCCGCCAAGCGCGGCATGGACGTCGAAAGTTACCGCAGGCTGCGCAATGCGCAGGGCCACCGCTCCGAGATGCGCTCGGGCCGCAACAGCAGGGGCATGTGATCATGAGCGCAGCAATCGCAAACCTGCCGACCGCCGCCGCGCCTGGGTCTGGCGTCATCCAAACCGTTCCGGCGTCGACACGGGTGTCGCGGGCGATTGTGCCGGGCACGATGGACGAGGCGCTCCGTTACGCCAAGGTGCTGTCGGCGTCCGGACTGCTGCCGAAGAGCTTCTACGCTTCCGGCGATCCCACCGCTGCGGCTTTCTGTGCCATCCAGCTTGGCGCGGAGGTGGGCCTGTCTCCGATGGCGTCGGTCCAGAACATCGCAATCATCAACAACAAGCCGGGACTTTACGGGCCGGCGCAGCTCGCCGTGGTCGAGGCGTCTGGCCTGCTGGAGGATTTTGACGAGGGCGTCCGGGGCGAGGGCGATGCGCGCGAGGGCTTCTGCTTCGTCAAGCGCGTCGGCCGCCGACCGAAGACGGTCAGCTTTTCGATGGCGGACGCCAAGCGCGCGAAGCTGGTTGGCAAGTCGGGACCATGGCAGGAATACCCCGACCGCATGTTGATGGCGAGGGCGAGAACCTTCGCGTTACGCGATGCATTCCCTGACATTTTGCTGGGCCTGGGCTACTCGGTCGAGGAACTGCAGGACATTCCGCGCATCGTCGATGCGGTGCCTGATCCGGAGCCGCCGAAAGATCCGCCCAAGGCTGAAACGCCGGCCGTAAGTGTGACATCAACTGTGACACCGTCACCCAAGCCGCCGCTGATGGTCGCCATCGGCGAGGGCTGGGACCCGGTGCAGTTCCCACGCGGCAAGAAGGGCCTGCGCGAGGCGATGGAATTTATGGTCGGGGCGGTGTGCGATGGCAAGCCGCAGGTCGTGGCGCTCAACTGCGAACTGCTCGACCAGATCGCCGAGCACATCCCTGAACTGGCCGACGAGGTTGCGGAGCTTCGTTCCGCCGCCGCCGAAGCGCTCGCGCCCAAGGATGAGCCCGACAACTTCGTGCAGGAGTTCCTCGGCGAAGACGACACTTTCCCAGGAGACCGACCTCTCACCGACTCCTGATCCCGCCCCGCGACGGCGCAGTTCCGGCTGTGCCGCCGCTCCCTTCCCGCAGCCGGACCTCGCCAATGACCGACGCAGCCGAGACCCTCGACGAGCTTTTGCCGGCAACTGAGCGCACCCGCTGGGGTCCGTTCAGCCCGGCGATTTCGCATTCGGAAATGCTCTCGCGGCTGCGCGTGCTGCGGGCGTTCGCGCAGTGCTACGTCAAGCCGCTGGAGCCGATCCACGACGCGCTGTGGGCGGCCGAGAGCGGCGAGGCGGAGGACCTGGAACTGGCCCGGCTGGAGTTCGACAGGCTGCCCGCCTTGCGCCAGCGCGACGTGCTCGCCGCCTACGCCCGGCACTGGCGGCGGAAGCCGGTGCGCCGGCCCGCGACGGAGGAATGGCGATGATGCTGGCGTTTGAACCGCCCTCGGACCAAGCGGAGCTTGGCCGATGCGACTGCGCGATCTGCGTGGCGCTGCGCACGATCTGGCCGGACACGGTCGCCGCGGTCGCCGAGCACTTCGACCTCGACGACGCCGAGGCCGAGCAGCACGTGCTGACCTACGCGCCAACCATCCCGAGGATGACGCAATGAGCGACGTGAGAGCAATTCCCATCGAGCTGATCGTGCTCCACGACGACACCCAGCCGCGCGTCAAGTTCACGCAGGAGGAGATCGCGGCCGACTACGCCAGGATGATGGTGGAGGGGGCGGAGTTCCCGCCCGTCGATGTGTTCTTCGACGGCGAGGAATACTGGCTGGCGGACGGCTATCACCGGCTGATGGCTGCGGAAGGACTGGGCTGGGAGGAGATCGACTGCACCGTTCATGACGGCGATCTGGCCGATGCCATTTGGTTCTCGTGTTCCGTCAACGCAGCCCATGGCCTGCGCCGGACACGTGAAGACGTGCAGCTGGCCATCGAGCGGGCGCTGACTCATCCGAAGTCGGCGTCACTGACTGACCGGCAGATTGCCAGACATGTTGGTTGCAGTCACCCGACGGTCATGGCCGCGCGACAACGCATGGTTGCGACTGGTAAATTTTACCAGTCGCAATCCAGGGTAGATGAAAACGGTGTCGAGCGCGTCCTTCCCGCGAAGTCTGCGCCCGCGCCCGAACCGGAACCGGAACAGATCGACCTGGAAGACTACATAGCGGCAGCGGTCAGGACCGAGACCCCTGTGCCACCGCCGCCGCCCGTGGCGACGCCGTCCTTCAATCAGACCTACTGGTACCTTGCGACGCATCTGGCCAACACCATGCGCGAGCAGCGCAAGCTGCCCGACCCGCGCACCGTCGCGATGAATTTCCCCCGCAGCCAGTCTGCCGCGCTCTCTCTTGAGGACGCCGAGCACATGGCCGCGTGGTGGGCCGAGTTCCTGCCGCTCTGGCGCGGGCGGCAGGAAGAATTCCGTCAATATCTGGAGCGTTTGAACGCCCGTCTCGACGAGCGGATTAGGGAGATGAACGATGTCGCTTAGGGAAATTGTCGCAGACCTGCTGGAAGAATTCGAGCCGTACGGCGGT